TACTGTCCTAAATCTGAATGGAAGGTAAACAGAAAAACTCAAACAAAACCAAAAGTTGAGGTTGAAGAGTTGGAAGTTACTGACAATATTTCTGACAAGAAAAAGAGAAAGATGAGAAAAGAAAATAAAAGGAAGAAGTATGAAACTAAATGAAGGAACAAGTAAATCATCCTGACCATTATGGGGGTGAGGATAACCCATATGAAGTTGTTAAAGTTGCAGAGGCATGGGGAATAGACCGAGACGCGTATCTATTCAATGTTTTGAAATACATTGGTCGTAGTGGTAAAAAAGATGACAATCCACCTTTACAAGACCTTAAGAAGGCGTTATGGTACCTAAACAGAAGAATAGAAACAATAGAAAATGAAAACGAATCAGATATATACAGGAGACTCTACCAAGCAAATGGCGGAGATGGAGGAGGGAACGATTGATTTAATTGTTACTTCACCACCGTATGGTGTTGGTATTGATTATGACAGTTGGGATGACGATAAATATTTTGAAGAATATAAAGTATTTGCAAAGGGTTGGTTAAGTGAGGCGTATCGTATATTGAAAGACGATGGTCGTATTGCTCTTAATATTCCTTATGAAATCAATAGACAGGATAAAGGAGGTAGGATTTATTTCTCTGCCGAGATGTGGATGATAATGAAAGAAATCGGTTTTGGTTTCTTTGGTATTGTTGATTTGGAGGAAAGTTCACCACATAGAAGTAAGACAACCGCTTGGGGAAGTTGGATGAGTCCATCATCACCATATATTTATAATCCTAAGGAGTGTGTAATTCTTGCGTATAAGAACCTACATAAAAAACAAGTTAAGGGTACACCTCAATGGAAAGGAGAATATCAGATGGTTGAAGATAAAAAGAATGGTGGAGAAAGACGTAAGTTAGTTTACGAAGAGAAAGACAAAAAGGACTTTATGTCATTAGTCTTTGGACAATGGAACTACTTTGCTGATACTAGACAGATGACTAAAGCGACATTCTCTTTGGATATTCCATACCGTGCGATTAAGATATTGTCATACAAAGAAGACATAGTTTTAGACCCATTCAATGGTTCGGGTACAACATGTTTAGCTGCTGAAATGTTAGGCAGACAATGGATTGGTTTGGATATTTCTAAAAACTATTGTGATGTTGCCAGACAAAGAATAAAAGATTATCAGTTGGAACAACAACAACTTAAAATAAGTGTTGATGAAATTACTAAATAAAATAATATGGTTTACTACGAAACTACGGAGCAATTAATGGACCTTGCGAAGGAGAATGGAACTAAAACCACTAAAGAAGGTTTATTACATTTTAATACTGGTAAATTTACTGGTCGCTCACCCAAAGACAGATATTTTGCCAATGGCGAATATGTACATGATAATATAGACTTTAAAAGGGCTATAAATCAAAAACTAAGTAGAGAAGAATACATTTCTTTAAAAGAAGAGATGAAAGAATACTTAGAAGAAAATAAAACATTAAGAAGTAGAAGAGTTGCTGGATACTCATATGAACACATGGCGACTTTTAGTATTACTTCAACAGAACCATGGGCGATTATATTCTTTAATAATATGTTGATTGACCCAACTAGTTTTGTTACTACATATTCAAGGTCATTTACAGAATGGGAAGTCTTACACGCTCCGAATTTCGTAAGTAAAAATAGACCTGAAGGAGTTAAAAATGAAAACTTTGTCATCATAGATTTTGATGATAGAAAAATATTAATAGCGGGAACAAGCTATACAGGTGAAATAAAGAAAAGTGTTTTTACAGTTCTAAATACACTTTTGATAGATAGAGGTGTGTTACCCATGCATTGTTCTGCAAACTCAAATACAAAGGATGGTATAGGTGTTAATTTGTTTTTTGGACTATCAGGTACAGGAAAGACTACACTGTCCTCAGACCCTTTAAAATTCTTTATAGGGGATGATGAACACGGATGGGAAGGAAATAAAATATTTAATTTTGAGGGAGGGTGTTACGCGAAGTTAATTGACTTGGAAGAAGATAAAGAACCAATCATATGGAACGCAATCCACAGTAAGTTTACAAAACAAAACACATCTTTGTTGGAGAATATTATTGTAGACGAAGAAGGGACACCTGATTTTACCAATAGTAGTATAACTGAAAATATTAGAGTGTCTTATCCTTTAGACCAAATAAGTAGAACTTCTAAAGTTACTATGACAGGAAGAGGTAATGACGTTAAAAACATTTTCTTTTTATCTTTTGATGCTTTTGGTGTCTTACCACCGATATCACTATTGGATAACCATCAAGCTGTCAGGTTCTTTGAATTAGGTTATACATCAAAAGTTGCGGGAACCGAAGTAGGTATTGATGAACCTACTACTGTGTTCTCACCGTGTTTTGGTGACCCGTTCTTACCGAGAAAGATATCTGACTACACAAAATTATTTAGAGAAAAACTTATGGAGTTTCCAAACGTTAAAGTGTGGTTGGTAAATACAGGATTTGATAAACATTACAAAAGATTTTCATTATCACAGACTCGTGATATAATTAATGGAGTTATTGACCGAGATTATGATAATGTTTATATTAATTATAATGGTTTATATGTACCAAAAAGAATTGGTAATTATAATATGGAAGAGGTTTTTGAAAAACCTGATGAAATAAGACAGGGTAAATTCTTTACCATGATAAAAAACTCCTTACAATGAGGGGTTTTTTTGTTTATAAAGTATTTATATTAAAAGTATATTAACATGAGACAATTTAGAATAGATGACTCGGAGAGAAATAGAATATTAAATCTCCATGAGAGTGCAACTAAAAGACAATATTTAAGTGAGCAAAGCGGTAAATGTTTACCTATAAATCAAGTTGATGGTATTGAAAATTTCGTTAAAGGTGATTTTAATTCACTTAAAAATATTATGGGACAGGATATTAGTGAGGTTTGTGAAAGTGATACATTTGGTGATATCACTGAATACACATTCACTATGGAAAGTAATCCTAATTTAACTGTTGCTAGTTTTAAAATTGACGGAGACTTAACACCAAAAGAATCAGGAGCATGAAAACAATAATTAAAGAATCGGGTTTAAGAAATATAAAAGCATTAGCTGACAGATACCCAAAAGCAAAAATATACTTTCACCAAGATTTGGACGGAGTTACAACTGCACTAGCGATGAAAAACTATTTAGAAAATAATGGTATTGAAGTTGTGGATGCTGAAATAATTCAATATGGTGATAAAGAGTTTTCGGTTAAAAAGATGGACGCTAAAGGTGATACAATGCCAGTATTGGTTGACTTTGCTCACGGTAAACCCATGTTTGTTGTCCATACCGACCACCACGACTCGCAAAGTGGAGTAGAAAAAGACACATCTACGTCATTCAGACCATCTCGTTCAAATGTTGCGACATTGTCTCAGGTTATGTCACCTACAGATATATTTCCAAATGAAGATGTTACATTGATATCTACTGTAGATTCTGCGGATTTTGCGAGATTTGGTTTACAACCCGAAGATATTATGAACTTTGTTTTTAAGTTACAAAAAGATAAGGGACTACAAAGTAATAAAATGGCTTTAGGTTTAGCGACAAATAAATTGTTGTTGGCATTTAAAAACAAACCAGGGTTTTTGGAAGAGTTGGTTATGACTTCACAACCATCATTACTAAATATTTTTCAAAATATTAATAGAATTGCTGACAGAGAAAACTTAAATTTTGACGAAAGAGTTGCTCAAGGAAAGGCATTTAATAAATGGGGAAGACCTGAAAAGAAACCATACGCTTCACCTGAAGAAATGGATGCTAACCAAAAAGACTATATCCAAAAACAAAAAGATAGTGATAAAGTTTATTATGACGATGGTATTATAGTACAGTATGGTGGTGGTTCTATGTTTAAACCAGGTTCATATGATAGATATACACCATTTAAAAATTATCCTGAAGCTGACTTTTTAGTTATAGCATGGCCTATGGGATTAGTACAAGCAAGTTGTAACCCATTTAAAGGTGAAAGAGAACTTAAAGGTGTTAACTTAGGTGAAATAGCGCAAGAAGTTTTATCAAAATGGGAACCACAATTAAAAGACAAAATAATTCCATTATCAACGATAAAGTGGGTTTCTGAGTCAGGGAAAGATTTTGATGAAGATTCGGTTGGATTCACAAACGCAGATTTAGAAGCTTTTTACGGAGATAAAGTTCGTTCAATTGACGGAGGTGAGGAATATATGGACAGATTAAAAAATATTATGAACACACCTTCAAGTGAACTAACGGATACTGAATGGGCGATATTGGATAAGTTAGGTGTACCCGCGTGGGAGATGATTCAAGCAAACTCAGGAGGACATAAGTGTATAACAAATATATCGGCAATAAATTATTTTGGTAGAGCTAAAAGACCACCAAACCCTGATAGACCAAGAGGACCGAAAAAAGAAGGAGATTCAGCATCGGTCAAGTTTATAAAAATGGTTCAAAAAAGATTTGTAGAAATATTGAAAGAAAAGATTAATAGTTCAAAAAATATAAATGAATCATTTAACAAAGAGTCTAAAAAAAAAAGTATTTCGTAGACAAAAGTAAAATTCACGGAGAAGGAGTTTTTGCAAACAAAAATCTTAATAAAAACGAAACGATTGGGTTGCTCCACACAGTTAATGGGTCTAATTATAATTTCACAGAACTAGGTAAATTACATAACCATAGTGATGAACCTAACTGTCATAATGAATTAATTAATAACCAAAGATTTTTAGTTGCATCCAAACCTATCAATATAGGTGAGGAATTAACAACCAACTATCGTTTACAACCTGATTTAGAACAACCTGAAGATTGGGGAATTAATGAATCAGAAAAAAAAGAAATGAAGCCTGAGATTGATGGTTACAGAACATATTCACCATTTAAAGACTTGGATTATATTATAGTTAATGGTAACGGTATTGATTGTGATAACATTGTTTATGATTTAATTTTAGTTGGTAACAATGGGTTAGTTAAATATTGTAGAAAAAATAGTGGTAGTTATTTTTTAGATAATACAAGTAAAGTTTTAGAATTACCACTAAAAAATGGTGAAAACGGAGAAGACTTATTTAAAGACAAAGAAAAACTTAAAAGTTGGATTTTAAATAAAATAGAGTCAGTAGATAAAGATTTTAAAATTAGAAAAAGTTTTTTTAATTAAAATACGTATTTCGTATTTACACAGTAATACCCTCAAAAATTAATTTTTGAGTGGTACAAAGTTTGACTTTAAATCTATTATTTCCTATAGTTACATTCATAACAATAAATACCCAATAAGTTAGAAAAATGAAAAGAGAAACGTATCAAGCTTTGGTTCTAAAATACGAGGCAGAAATCCTACGATATAAAGTAACCGTAGATAACTATTTTGAAAATCCAACGGCAATTGGTGAACATCCTGACCTAATTGAAGAGATGGATAAGTATATTGAGAAGTTGGCAACCGCTCAGGGAAATCTTGACGTCCTTAAAGGAATGTTCTCAAGACACGGAAATTAAAAAAGTTTGATTTTTATTTGACTAAAACAAATTTTTTTATATCTTTGTAAAACTTTTAACGGATAACGGTATATTTATATACTACATCGGAAAAAAAAGTTTAAAAAAAGTTTGGACATTAAGAAAAAAGTTTTTTATCTTTGTCAAACAGTTCTTTGAAATATTAATGAGGAAACTTCTTAGGTGAGTTTAATTCAAAAGATTAACCCCCTTTTTTTACTCAACACCGAGAAGAAGTACT